ATAGCAATAAAAACTTGATAAAAATAATTGTTGTTCATAATTCGTAAATGTATTTTTAACCTTTTCAATTAATTTGCTTTGATAATCACCAGTTAATTTAGTAATTGGATTGCTTTCAATAAGATTGACTATATCAACACTCATTTTATAAATTAATTAATATTGTATCTTTAAATAGTTTTTTGTTTTAATAATTAAAAAGCATTAATTTAATTATTAAAATATATAAATAAAAATAACACGATATATGGTGCTTAATTACTATATGCGAGGCCTCCCATACCACTCATAATTCTGAGGACGTTGTAGTTAGTGGCATAGACACGGACCTTAGCAGTCTTGGTTCCCTCAACAGTGGCATTAGACAAGACCAATTGAAGTGTGGCATTGTCAATTCTGGAGAAGTTACAAGTGCCTGAAGGTTGGTGTTCCTCAGGGCGGAGAGCGAATGAGTAAACATTGATACCTTCATCAGGATTTCTGGTGTGGGATTGGTAAGGTTGGACGAGGTTGAAGTAAGATCCTTCACGCTCAGAGAAACGATCTTGGCCGTTAAGTTGGAGCTTAGCGGTGACGACGGGGTTTTGGCCCCAGCAGTGCATGTCAAGAGAGGTTTCAGTGAGGACGAAGGTTCCAGCATCAGAAACACCAGAGTTGGTGAGGTGAGGATTAGCACCACTGTAAAGAGCAGCAATGGTAGCAGCATCAAGTCCAGAAGTATTCAAAGGAACTTGGGGTCCACCAAGGTTGGCCTCGTTATAGGGGTTCTCAGGTCCATGCCAGTATCCAGTGAATCCAGGGCCTGGTTGATAATCAAGAGCTCCGGCGTCTTGGAAGAGACCACGAGCATCAATGAAAGCACGAGAATCCTCAGCAATTCCAGCAGGGCCTCCGAAAGCATGGACGGCATTAGGAAGAGCATCGACAGCATCAGTGTAGTTGAAGGGTTGAGCTCCAAGTACCTTGAAAAGAGTAGCATCACAGGTTAAAGAGGAGCAGTAATCAACGTTTTGATCGGGTTGAACGACCCAGACCAACTCCTTAACAGGGTGGTTGAAGTTGAGCTTGATCTTGTTAGAAGAAGAACCAACGGATTCATCACCAGTGAATTGGAGTTGAGTAATGAGGTATTCATGAGGATTTTGGGCCATTCTGCGTCTCTCGTCAGTGTCAAGGAAGACATAGTCAACATAGAGGGAAGCAGCAACTAAAGATTGGTTATAGGCAATAGTGGCAGGGACGGGGCGTCCAACTGAGTATTGACCTGTGGGACCAGCATAAGGATTTTGGTTGCAGTTGAGTGTGGTAACGGCCCAGAGACACTCGTCAATAGGTCTGATATCAAGGTTGATCTTAACCTCGTGGTATTGGAGAGCAATAAGAGGAAGAGCAAGTCCAGGGTTGGTACAGAACCAGAATTGAAGAGGAACATAAAGAGTTGTCTCAGGAAGAGCGTTACGGGGAGCGCAAACTTGACGAGGAGCAAGGGAGTCACAAGGTCCATCAACATCAACGAAAGAAGGATCAGTGATGAAGGTGAGTTGAGTTGTGTTTCCAATCATCTTGAAGTATCCTCTTAATTGCTCAGAGGTCATGGTGAGTTGATTCCAGATGTGCATCCAATCACCATATTGTCTGTCAATTCTTTGTCCTCCGATTTCAACCTCAACTTGAGCGATGAGTTGTTCTCCGGGGAAATCTAACCAACGGGCATAAACACCAGTGTTTTGGCCGGCAGTGTAACTTCCGAGACCCATAAGTTGATTGATCTCAGGAAGAGTAACTTGGAGATAAGTGCGGTAAGCTAAATCACCGTTTCTACTAATTGTGCATTGAACACGACGACCGAAATCGGCCTGGCCATTGAAAGTTTGTTCGATAGATTCAATAGCAAAATTTGTGTATCTTCTGTAAGTAACCTTCCAGAAAGTAATTTGAGGATTTCCTGTTAAGTATACATCTTGCATTTTTCCCTAATATTTCTAAGAGGGGTAGAGTACACCTTAAGGAATTTCAAGTCTGACTAGGACTATCATAAATTCCCGATTACCGTCTACTCGTTGAACCTTCATCTTATATCTGTCATTATATTTTGATTTAAATAATCTAATGCTAATTTTAATTTTTCATCTAATAATATATTTTTTCCAAAAAAAGATTTATCCTTTAATATCGGATGATTTGAAATCCTATAACCTTCTTTTCCTGAATTATCAATATAATATCTTAGATATTTTGGTAAATTATTATCTTCTTCTCTCTTTCTTTGTCTTTTTGGATATTCTTTTCCTTTATTTTTATTAATCATACTTATTCTTTTTAAATTTTTTGTTTCATCTGATTGACGACAAATACTTCCTCCAGTTGTTAAATTATATCCATTTGGCACTAATGTATTATAAAAATTGATATAATATGACTCATAAAAATCTAAATCATTTATATCACATTCTTTTAAAACTTCAATAGTAAAATTTTCAGGTTTATATTTTATAATAGCGTTGTTTAATACACGACAGTAATTTTTTGTCTTTGAATCTCTTATATATTCTTTCCATCTATTTAAATAACCCCAAGTTTTACCATTACTTAAAATTTTAACACATTGACCTATATATTTATGACCTGAAGGACTTGTAATACAATATATTTCACCAAAATTATTCATTATATTATTTATTTTAACATTTATATTTAAATCAGTTTCGATATAAGATGCTTGGCTGCGGATTATCCAATCTTCAGCGTTTTTACTATGCCACCGGTCATTACCCTGTGGTATTATTTATGTCACCATAAATAAGAAGTAGCTGAAGCTCTAAGGAACTTCCCGACAATTTGGCAATCTTGCAAATCAAATATTAATATTTGATTCACTAGCGAGTTATATAAATTGAATAAAATATTCAATTCGCATATTTACACTGTTTTCCTATTATAGAGATATGCGACCTATAATAGCAGCTCACTGTTGGCGCCCAGTGATGTTTAAGCGCCGTAGGCGACTAATTGCATGAGACCACCACCCATATTTTATAATATTGCTAAAGAAAAAAATTTTATGAAATTTAAATTAATTAAATTAATTTATTTAATTTAAATTAAATATGAAATTATGAAATTATTTTATTTATATCAAAATTAGCTTTCATAAATCTAGATAAATATGATTCATCTAATATTTCTCTCTTACCTTCATGATTTTTTACAAAAACATAAGAATCATTTCTTTTTTTTATAGTCCAACCATCTTCAAGGGCATTAAATAATAAAAGCATTTTTTGAAATACAATACCATCTAATTTAAAATTTTTATTTTCTAAATCAATTAATGAATCTATATTAATCTTAACATCCATCTAAATAAAAAAAAGAAAACTAAAATAATATTTAAACTATTTTTAATTAATATTTTTATTGTTTCTTATTATTTATGGTTTATTGATTGATAATCTTATTTCTATTATAATACTTTGAAAAATGATATTCAGTACTATCTAAACATTTTATATTTGTTTTTATTATTTCACCATTATTATCTGAATAATAAATATTATTAATTTTATAACCTTTTTTTTCAGGTAATATTTTCATAATCTGAATACAATTGTAACAAGGTTTACTCATTTGAATAGTATTTATTCTTGATACTCTTATTACAAGAATATCTATAGATTCTAATTTTTTTTTCTTTTTTAAAGGTAATAGTTTTGATATAGCATCATATTCAGCATGGATACTTGGTTTTTTACCATCAGAATCACTATATTTATTTATTCCAAAACTCAAAACATTTAAATTTTTCATATTATTTACTTTACCTTGAAATATACATGCTATATGATTAAATTCGCTACATAAACAAGTATTAACTTTACTTAAATATTTTGTATTATTTATATCTAAATTAGATGGAAGACAAAAACGCTTAATATACATTGTTTCCAATAAATTATTCATTTTTGATTAAATTATTTTTTATGGTGTAAAAAATAATTATAAATTAATCAATTTTTTTAATAAATATAAAATAAATAATATATATTAAATTTATTTTTAATTAAATAAAAATTCTTTAATACATTTAAACTATAAATGCCTACATTTAAACCAAAAACAAATAAAAAAATAAAATACAATAAAAAAAACTCAATAACACTTGATGGTAAGCATAAAGAATTTCTTAATGAATTTACAAAAGATGAGACAAATAAAATACCAGAATTAAAAAATGAAAAAAAACAATTAATAATGAAATTAGAAAATGAAAAAGATGATTTAACTGTAGAACAAAAGTTAGATATTTCAGATAGAATAAAAGATATTACTGAATTGATAAAAAAGTTAAAAATTAAGAAAAAGGAATATTTTTTAGATAATTCAAAATATATATTTGATTATTTTGAAAATAAAAAGAATATATCATCTGGAAACAATACAAATACTTCAAATAATTCAACAAAAAGTAAACTATTAAATAATTTTTTTAAAATTAGACAAGATGAAGCAAATGAAGCTACTGATGAAAAAAATAATAATAATTTAGTACAAAAATATCTTAGCAATATAGATGATATTTTCCTCGATATTAATCAATTTGTTAGCCAAACAGATATATGTCAATACTGCTTTAATGGGGAAATGATTCCATTAGAGGATGAGGGAATATTAATATGTAATTTTTGTTCTAGAAATATTCCATATCTTATTGAAAATGAAAAACCTTCATATAAAGAACCACCAAAAGAAGTTTGTTTTTACGCATATAAAAGAATCAATCATTTCAAAGAAATCTTGGCACAATTTCAAGGCAAAGAAACAACTCAGATTCATCCTGATGTCATTGAAAATATTAAATTACAAATAAAGAAAGAGAGAATAGAACTACATCAAATTACAAACGCAAAAACCAAAGAAATATTAAAAAAATTAGGTTATAATAAATATTATGAACATATACCTTTTATAAAAGATAAATTGGGTATTAAACCTCCAATTATGTCACCAGAATTAGAAGAAACATTATGTAATTTATTTATTGAACTTCAAGCACCATATTCCAAATATTGTCCTGATGATAGAGTTAATTTTTTAAATTATTATTATACCGCATATAAATTATGTGAATTACTAGGTGAAACACAATATTTACCTCTATTTCCTCTATTAAAAGATAGGGATAAAAGAATCGAACAAGATATAATCTGGGCAAAAATATGTCAAGAATTAGATTGGGAATTTATACCAACTTTATAAATTAAAATCTATAAAAGTGATAATTTAAAATTGAGGATTTTCATCTTTATATAATCTTAATGATCCAGGTTGTGGTTTATCATCTTGTCCTCCTCTCATTTTTTTTGTTTTATTATATTTTCTCTTATTAGTCTTTTTTCTATTTATTTTATTTCTGTTTATATTTTTACTCTTTCTATAAGTCATAATATATTATCATATTTTAATTTTTATTTTAATTTTTATTTTAATGTATTTTTAATTTATTTTTTAATTTATTTTTAAAAATTATATACAATAAGAGAATAATAATATCAATAAAAGAAATTAAATATATTGTCTCTTGTTATAAAAATGGAAGAAAAATATATAATTCATAATAAAGAAAAATTATATAATTTATTCGGAGAATCTGAACTCTTTGTTATAATTGAAATATTTTTTAATGATTTAACTAAAAGAATAAAACCAATTAAAATACAAAAATATATCACAATAAATGATTTGCCTAATAAATTTACTGATTTATTTAAGTTTAATGAAAAAATTCCTTTTTTATTTGAAATGATGAGAGAATATAATCTAAATTGTAATGATAATATTTATAAAAATTTAATAGATATAATTATAATTATATTTGATGATTCGTCAGAAAATAAAATTAAATTAACATATAATTCACAAATTATGCCTTAAATATTTTTTAAACTAATGGTAATTTATTTTTAAATGTATTAATGTTTTTTACCCATTTTCTTTGATTTTTTTGATGTTTTTGATTTTTTAACCCTTTTATTTTTTTTAGTTTTTGATTTATTCTTTCTTGTTTTGGATTTACCTTTATTTGTTCTTCTTTTTTTAGATTTCTTTTTACCACCAAATGATATATCTTCTTGTGTAGTATTTGTTGATGATACACCAGATGTATTTAAATCTGATAAGTTTAAATTTGACATATCACTTTCATTAACATTCATATTTAATGGATTATTTGATGATGTTCCAGATATATTTGATATAGACATGTCATCTCTTGTTGTATTCATTGAGGATTGGTCTAAACTATTATTTCCTTGATCTTCATCCATTCCTAAATCAGATAAATGTAATGAACCTTGAGAACTAAAACTATCATTTAAATCCATATTATGATCTTCATCTTCATCATCAATAGTATGTTGTTCATCTCCCTCAATTACAGAGAGAGTATCATCATCGTCATTTCGTTGTCCTCCAAATTTTTTTGCCATAATAATATATTATCATATTTTAAATCATTTTATTTTTAATTTTATATTATATTTCCATTTTGTTATAAAATCGAAATATTTATTTATTATATTTATATTTTCATAAAATCATATTAGTATAATTTTATGAAAAATATTAATTTATATTACAATATATGTTCTTAAAAACCCCCAGGGAAATGAACTAAGTTGGCTCCAATTCCAAATCCAGCTCCTGTTCTAGCACTAACTCCCATTGAAGGAATATAGGTATCAAGAATACTGAAAGTAGCGGCAGCAGTTAAAGCAATCAAGATAATTTCCTCAATGTTTAAAGAACGTTTAGGAATAGCAAAGGCAGCAATAGCAACCATAACACCCTCAACAAGGTACTTAATAATTCTCTTAATTAATTCTCCGACATTAATTAATCCGTTCATTATATTAATTAAAAAGAAAAAAATATATATTTGCGATAAAAAACTTAAAAATAAATAAAATACTTATTTAAATGAATCGTTCTAAAGATAAATCCGCTAAAAAACAAAGTTTTGAGAAAAAAATGGAAAATGGAAAAATTAATCCTAAATATGTAGATTTACTAGAAGAAGATAAACCTATAGCAGGTCAAAAATTTGCTTGCGTATCTTTTTTGTCTCCAGATAAAATATTAAAGCAAAAAGAAATATTCTTTTTTGAAGAATTCCTAAAGAAATGGGAATTTAACAAATCAATGGAAAAGTTCGTACAATTTTTAAATTTTGTTTCATTTAAATACAATATGTCTTTTGACGATTTAAGTAATGATTTTAAGGATTTTGTTAAAGAAGAAAAAGATAATCTCTCTAAAACATCTATTGAAGATGATTATAAGACATTTTTAGATAATAAAGAAGAAGAACTTGAAAAACAATTTAATATCGCACATAACTTTCAAACTAGTGTAAGAGGATTAAAAATTAGAGGAAGTTATCCAACAGTTGAAGAAGCAGAATTAAGATGTAAAATGTTGAGAGAAATTGATCCAAATCATGATATTTTTGTGGGACCAGTCGGAATGTGGATGCCATGGGAACCTGAAGCGTATAAAACTGGAAGAGTTGAATATATGGAAGAAGAATTAAATCAATTGATGAGTGAGAAACAAAAGAATGAAACAAGTGCTAAAATAGCTTTCGATCAGCGTGTTAAAGAAACTAAGAAAAAGGCAATTGAAGAAAACATCAAAAATGCTGAAAAGAGTGGAAATACATTAACTCAAACATTAGATGAAAATGGTAATTTAATTGGTGTTAATAACGCTTCATCTTCTGAATTTGGAACAAAAGAACAAGAAAATATTTCTAGTGCTGATATCAGAATGCAATTATTCGAAGGTGATAATATTGTAACTGGTAAAACTGATTACGGACAGAGTGAATTAGTCAGTGGTCCTTTTGCTTCAAAACAAAAAAAGGCTTAGATAAATTTAAATGATAAATAATATAAAAATAATTATTATATTATTTATAATGGAACTTGTATTAGAACCAGATTTATATTCTCCAATAATAAATGATTCAGGTAATTATGTAGATAAAATACCTTCATTTATAAGTCAGAAAGGTATAAGATGTCCTTGTGGTTCTCGTAAAGATAAAACATATGATACTCATTCTATATTTTCAAATCATATTAAAACTAAAACTCATCAAAAATGGCTTGAGAGTATAAATTTAAATAAATCTAATTTTTATACTGAAAATATTAAATTAAAAGAGCTTATTAATAATCAAAAATTGATAATTGCAAAATTAGAAAAAGATGTTAATGTAAAAATTATGACAATTGATTTTTTAACTCAACAACTCAATACAATATCATCTCAAAATGATATTAATAAGGTTGTAAGTGATCTTTTGGATTATTAAAAAAATAATTATTAATGAATATAAAAATATTTATTGTATTTTATAAATGGTTATGTGTATATAATACATACACCGTAAATTATTTTTTACCATTTTGATTTCTTCACTGTTATTCTAGGTCCTGCTCCACGTTTTTTAACAGAATTAGGATCATATTTTTCATCTTCATCATCAGAGTTGACATTTTTAGATAATTCCCAGAATTCTTTTGAACCTAATCTAAAATCATTATGATTATCTGCTTTATACCAAAATACTTGGTCTATCAATTTATTTGACTTAGAGTTGTTATTTATTACTAAACATTCATAATTTTCAGTGCATGCGTCCATTACTTGACAAAATGCCTCAAAAGTTGGAAACATGCCAGCATAATTTTCATAAATTCTTTTTCTATTAGCTATATAATTTTCTCTCAATATAAAAACGTAATCTATATTCGTGCGAAGTGTTGGAGGAATTCCTAACGGGTATTGCATTGTGATCACCAACATTATCTTCCAATGTCTTCCATTCATAAATAATAATCTCATCATTTTATCACGAGCCCAAGTATTATCATAAAGACAATCATCTAAAATAACGAATGCTCTTGGATCAATTGTACTTCTTTTGTATGTTTCTATTTCCTTTTTGATTTGTTTCAATACTGTTCTTTGTCTTTTTAAAATATTTTCAATAATTGCGGTGTTATATTCATTATGAACGAATAATTTTGGAACTAATTTTCCATAAAATCCATTTCCTTCTTCTGTTCCTGATATAACAGTTCCAATTGGTATATCTTGTTTATAATATAAAAGATCTCTAACTAAAAAACTTTTACCTGTATCACGCTTTCCTATTAATACAATAACAGGCCCTTTATTTTCATCGGGTTTAAAAGATATTGTTTTCATATCAAATTTTTTTAATTCTAAAGTCATTATTAAATATTTAAGATAATTTAATTTAATAATTATACGCAATCTATTATTTTATATAATTAAAAATAAATAATAAATAATAAATAATAAATAGATTAATATTAAATTTATTTATATTAAAATTAGTTTAAAATAGATATAATTTATATATTAAATAGCTAATGATGATTAGCGTAAATTATCAAAAAAGAAAAAATTCAGAACTTTTTAAAATTTTAGAAGAAAAAGATAATTTATCATTATCTAATATTCAAAATTATATTCCAATATATAAAAGATTTTTCAATTTAAATGATACTAATTATAATAGTGTTAATTTAAATCATTCGCTATTTATTTCTAACATAAAAAATAACAATAATGATAATAATTTATACAAATGTAAGATTAAAAATGTAAATAGCCAAAAAATCAAAGAAAAAAATGTTTTTTTCAAAATGGCACCACTAATTGATCCCTATAAATTTTTAATTGGTAAATTTGTAAGTGAAAACCATACAATCTTTAATTTACCTCAATTAAACTCTGATGAAACAAATACACATAAAAGATTTTTGGATCCAAATAATTCAGCATATATTGATGGTTTTTTTCTATTTTTAACTGATAATTTAAATCATAGACATAATTTTATGCACGGTATTGAATACTATGGTTCATTTTTGGGAATTAAAAATGATTTTAAAATAAATGTTTTTGATGACTTAGATTATTTGATTAAATCCGAATATTTTAATCAAAATAAAAATATTTTATTTAAAGTTGATGATTATGAGAGCTATTTTCAAAATGAAACTGAAAAAAAGGAACCAATTAAAATCGGTCAACAATTATCAATAAAATCTAATATATCTATTAAATCACTTGATGATGAAATATTTGAAAATATATTTGAAAAAAATGTAATTGGACTAGATAGTGTAAAAAATATACAAGAATTAGAAGATTTAACACATGCTAATTTGCTTTTAAATAATTTAGATAGTAATATGACAGCAACATTAAAATCAAATACAAGCTCAAATTGTTCTTCAAGAACATCACATACTACAACTCAAAATAGTGAGGATAAGTGTGACAACTGTGATAATGGTGATGAAGAAAATGAAGAAGGTGAAGAAAATGAAGATGAACTAGAAGATGATGAAGAAGATGAAGAAGATGAAGAAGATTGTGAAGAAGAAAAAATAGAAGTTACTATTCCACAATTTCCTATTCAACTTATTGCTATGGAATATTGTCAAAATACATTTGATGATTTAATATTAAATAACGATTTAAAACAAGAAGAATGGTTTTCAGTTTTTATGCAAATTATAATGATTTTATTAACTTATCAAAAAGCATTTAATTTTACACATAATGATTTACATACTAATAATGTAATGTATAATCATACAGATAAAAAATATATATATTACTGTTATAAGAAAAAATATTATAAAGTCCCAACTTTTGGTCGTTTATTTAAAATTATTGATTTTGGTAGAAGTATATATAAATTTGATGGTAAATTATTCTGTAGCGATTGTTTCCAAATTGGAGAAGATGCGGCAACTCAATACAATACTGAACCCTATTTTAATGATAAAAAACCTAGATTGGAGCCAAATTATAGTTTTGACTTATGTAGGCTTGCTTGTTCTATTTTTGATTATATTGTGGATGACTTAGATGATGTAAAAAATTTAGATAAATGTGATCCTGTTAAAAAATTAATTATCGAATGGTGTCTTGATGATAAAGGTATTAATATGTTATATAAAACAAATGGAACTGACAGATATCCTGATTTTAAGTTATATAAGATGATAGCAAGATGTGTACATAATCATACACCTCAAAAACAGTTAGAAAGACCAGAATTTGATGCTTTTTCTAATTTTAATGACCCTATACCAAAAGATGTTATTGATATTGATAAAATACCTGTTTATATTTAATAAAGTATAATTTATATTTTAAAATATATATAAATTTTAAAATATATGGAAGATTATGGATTTATTATAACTAGACATGTTAATTCTGAGATTACAAATAAATATTGGAATAATTGTATAAATTGTATAAGATATTTTTATCCATCACAAAAAATATTTATTATTGATGATAATAGTAATTATGATTATGTAAAACAATATAATTATATTGATGATGAAAATATCAAAATAATTAAATCTGAATATCCAGGTAGAGGAGAATTGTTACCATATTATTATTACTTTCATAATAAATATTTTAATAATGCAATTATACTTCATGATAGTGTTTTTATACATAATAAAATAAATTTTGATATATTGATTAGAAAGAGTATACAGGTTTTACCTTTATGGCATTTTCATGCTGATAGAGATAATTATATAAATACATATAAAATTTCATCACTTTTAAATAATTCAATTTTAATACAAAAAAAAATAACAGGAAATGATGAAGGGTTATTAAGTTTAAAACAATATAAATGGTACGGTTGTTTTGGCGTCCAATCTTTTATAAATCATAATTTTTTAATTAATATTGTGAATAAATATAAATTGTTTAATATAATAAATAGAGTAAAAAATAGAGCTGATAGATGTTCGTTAGAGAGAATATTTGGAGCTATTTTTTATAATGAATATAAAGAATTATATAAATATAGATCATTATTTGGAGATATCTATTTTCATCAAAAATGGGGTTATAATTATAATCAATATATAAATGATGTAACTAATAAAAAAATTAAAAAATCAATAATAAAAGTGTGGACGGGTAGATAACTTATTTTATAATTAAAAAATAAAAATAAAAAATTGATTAAATTTATTTTAGATAAGCTTTATTAAAATATTCAAGTATAAAATAAAATATAAGCTTCAATATGTTAACAAATAATCTTTTAATTAATGAGAGATATTATATTACTACTATCTACAATATTATATTTGTAGCAAAATTAACCAAAATAAATTCAAATTCACTAATTTTTAATGAATATATTGATACTGATGGTACAACTGATTTATCTTATAGTGTTATTCCGATTAGTAATATTAAAAATATTAAATCTTTATATGATGTAAACTTTATAAATTTTAAATTAAATTTACAATTAGATTTATTAAATGTTAATAAAATTTTATTATCATTAAATAAAAATTTTCGTTACTATATATTTTTCAAAGAAAATTTAAATAAAAAAACAAAATTACTTATTGGAAATTATATGGGTCACAATAGGTGTAATATATTTTTATCTGATTGTAATGATACAAAATATAATTTAGGTCAGTGTGCTATTGAAATAAATAAAATTAATAAAATGATAAGTTTATATGACATTATAAAAAATAAAAAAAATAAGATACCAAAAGATATATGGAATTATATAAATATGTATATTTGAATATTTGAATATATAATTAATAATAAAATAATTTATATAATCAAAAATAATATTATAAAACTATAATCGCTGAAAAAAAAGCACTATTAAAATTCTGGATTATCAGTAAATATTGGTGTTGTTACTGAAGCATTGTTACCTCCACTTATTAATGGTGATACTTGTTCTATAACAAAATTACCTAAAATTACACTAAAATAAACCAACAAGGCATCTCTAATTAATAATTTTAAAGGTTTATTTTCTTTTTCAATAAATCTCATTTCGATAAATTTTGAAATTAAAAATAAAATAGATATAATTGCTGCTATTAAAAATATATTATCCATTAAATTACATTAGCATATTCTTATTTTTATTTTTACGCAAATTATTCTAAAACTTCAATATCATCTAGCAACAAATCTGGAAATAATTCAATTTTAGGTTCATCAATTACATGTACATCTAAATTATCTAATGATATATTTTGTTCTGATATATTTAATTTTACCGGTTCATCATCATCTTCTGATTCTAGTTTTCTCTGATTATTTCTTATTTCACTAATTTCTTCTAATCTCTCTATTGATTTGGGAGCATTGATAGTAGTTATATTATTATTGTTATCTTTGGCAAAATCTAAATTATTAAATGTTAGTTTACTTTGATTCTGATTCTGTCCACCAGTTTGTTCTGGATTATTTTTTACTAATGGTTCTGTTATTATTTCTTCTTTAATATCTTCAATAACATCTTCCTCAACAGTTTCATCCATATATGCTTTCAATATAGCTTCTACTGGTATACTTTCTCTCAATGTATTCAAAATACATTCTTGTATAATAATTTCAAGTTCTCTATTGTGTTTTTGTATTTGTAATGGAGGAATATTTATTTCAAATAAATAAACATTTCTATATACTTTTCTAGCAACATTAATATAAACTTTATGAATAAAATCATCTAATTTGGGAATATTTATATCAATCTTTTTTTGTTTTTGTCCTACTCTCATAGCAGTCAATATTTTTAATTGTATAATATGGACACAAGTGACTAAATCTTCTAAATAAGCACAACCTGATTTTTCACATATACGTTTTTTTTCCAATTCAATAATATTTGGATTCCATTTTGGTATTCTTGATATAAAATTTTGAAATGTCATTAAATATTTATCGTTTTCATTATTATCTTTACATAATTTTATTGCTTCATCTAATATGGATCTATATCCATCAATTATTACAGGTGTTAATATTGTTATTAATCTAGCAGCCCATTCATTACGTGATTCATGTAGAGTACTTATGTTAAAATCATCCATTTAAATAAATGAAATATTTTCTAAAGATAAATCTGAACTTAAAAATACAAAATTTAAAATAAATAAAATAAGCAATTTTTCATTTCTAAATTCTTTTCTAACTTTATTAAAAGCAATCAATAATTCATAACGTTTTTCAAAACATATATAACTTTCTAAAAATCTTGAATTCTCCAATAAATTCATAAGTTCAAGTCCACAATATCCTTTTTCATATAATTTTATAGATTCATTCATTAATATTTTTATATCTATTTTCTCTCTATTTTCATTTAATTTTATGAGTTCTTTTTTCAAATTATCTTGTCTATATGATTTTATATCCTTCATTTTAAATGTTTCATTTAAATTATATTTATATAAATTAATTGGAACACCATTTACAATTGGTTCTGGAATATATATTTCACAAAACCGAGATAATATTGGTTTTAACAACTTGTATTTATCTTCAACAATTATAAAAAATCTTGTATTGTGAGAAAATAATTCGATACATCTTCTTAATGCAGATTGTGCATCCATAGTTAATTTATCAGCATTAAGTAATATTATACTTTTAAATGTATCACCTCCATTTGAATTTATATGCGTTTTAGCAAAGTATTTTAAATCTTCTCTAATAAATTTAATACCTTTACCATGTGCACAATTTACATACATAACAAGATTTTTTATTATTTCTCTATTATCATCATATATTGTCTGTATAAATTCATTAACAATTGTTCTTTTACCACTACCAGAAGGTCCATGAAATATAATATTGGGAATTTTATGTATAGTGTAAAAGTATTTTAATTTTTCTTTAATTGACTGATGAATATTTAACATAAATATAAATATTTATAATTTGTTTTTATATTTAAATATAATAATTTTATTAAAATATATAAATATTAATCTTTATACATAAAAATAACGAATACAAAATATTTTAAATAATATTTATGAATTATTAATTAAATAATTAGCTAGTGATTTATAATATAAGTCATATGTCAAATTTGGTGCTAATTTATTTTTGGAGATAGTTACAGAACAACCACCAGTTTCTAATAATGATACATCAAAATCAACAATACCCAAACTTAAAGCATTGTGAATTATTTCTTCAACAATTAATTCTCTATCTTTTTTTACATGTAAATGTAGAGACATTTTACTTTTTGGAATACCATTTTCAATACATTTACTGACAATATATTTGAAATCTTCAGGTTCAAGTGTTCCACATGTATCGGATAAACAAATATTATTAACTTTAAAATTATTAATTTTTAATAATCTTTTTATAATTACATCTGAATTTATTTTACCTTCAATAGGACATTCATTTATACATGATACATAAAGTTTTATTTGATAACTTTTTTTATCTAATACATCATCTAACATATAGATCATATTTAAAATATCTTCATCACTTTCATTTAATGTCATTCTTGTATTTTTACATTGAAAACTATTAGAAATAGATGTAATAAAAGAATAATTTAATGATTGTAAATCTTCTATTATTTCTTCATTTCCTAAAATTTCTCTCATTTTATCAGAATTTGGGATTAAAATATAATTATTCGTTTTTAATGGCATCAAATAATCAAAGTTTTGTTTCATAATATTTTGATGTTTTTCAATATATTGTAATACTTCAAATGTATCTGAAAAAATAGGAAATAATTTATTTGAAACTATTGAACCTATTTCCATGTTCTTTGGTTTGTGATTAAAATAGATAGAATGATAAATATTTTTTTTTTCATTAAAATTAAATTTTTTTTGTTCTTCATAATTTAGTGATTGAAGACCATCTCTTAAAGTAACATCAAATGGTGAAGGACATCCAAGTTTAATGTATAAATTTTCATATTTTATATCCGATTTAATAAAATCATATAAACATTTTAATGTCGTAGGATAATTTATCATTCTCTGTCTATAAATCATATTTGATATCATCTATTAAAAAATAATATAATAATTTTAAGTTAATTTTTATTATATTATATGAAAGATATTTAAACTGAAGTAGTTAAAGAATGAGTATAAGGATTAGATTTAAAAGCATTTAATAAATCTGGTTGTATTCTATCACAACCTATACTACATTCATTATAATATTGTGGAACATTTATTTTTCCATATGTATGAACGGATGCTGGCATAGGAATTACAGAACCAGCAGGGTTTACTCTACAATCATAACGATTTGTATCTTGTTTATAACAATTTACATTCATATTTCCATTAAATAATGACATATTACCTAAATTAGCTCTATTATCTATAGTTGCTGATTTTATATCATTATTAGTTTGAATATATGCTGAGTCATATAACATATTTCCTGTTTGAGTTGCTATTCCACCAGAAGGACCCATAAATTGAGAACTTGTTGTATCACGTTGTGTTAAATCAGGATTTGAATAATTGTTAACGTACATACTTTCTTTTTGATTATTAATATAAAAGTTAGGTGAATAAAGTGTTGTTTCTTTTACTGTTGTTGATGTAGTATCATTTGGATTAATAACATAACTACTTGGTACTGCAGTTCCGGCTTCACCATATACTCTTACATTATTAATTGTTTCTTCTTTACGTGATGGTCTTAATATATCCATAAGAGGGGCAATAACTGCTCCAATAGCACCACTAAATCCACTTCTTAATGTATCAGGTTGCTTTATTGTTGAACGATGATTTGAATAATTTGTGTGACTCTTTAAATAATTATCACCATCAGTATGAGGTCCCCTTCCAACTGCTCTTGAATGAGGTACATCACAAGAGTCTAATTCATTACGTTTTGATGGCTCATAACCAGATTGTGTATATCCAGCATGTCTATCATTTCCTGCTGGTCCCATATAATCGGAAGCACAATCTGGACGTCTTATTACACCCATTTCTTCAATTGGTCTTAATCTTTCTGCTTTTTCAGCACCAGTTGTAGTTAACCATCTGTCTTGCGTATTAATAAAATAAGTATCTGGTCTTTGTTTTTCTACTTTACCAAGAAGACCCACATTTTTAATTACAGATTGTGCTGGACCTTCATGATTAATCAACTCATATTCTAATTTTGGATTTGTTGATACTCTTAATTCATCAACTGTCTTTGGTAACCATTTATCTCTCGCTTCCATACCAGAATTAAATCCACCAGTTCCATTTTTAGTAAATCCTTGATTTAAACCTGGTCCTACATATTCAGTATCAAATGGTTTAACATTATTATTTCTCATTCCTGGATTTTGTCTAGAGAGATAAAATTCAGTATTATTAGGTGTTCCATAAGCCCAAGACATATTTTCTTCTGGTTTGAATAATGGTGCTTGTTCTATTTTCTTTATAACTTGTGAACCACTTCCAATCATATTATCTAAAACAGTTTCAGCAATATTAGTGTCATAAGTGTATCCTTTAATTTTACCTCCATTAAAAGGAACCATATTATTGTGTTTAAATTGATCTGAATTTAAATAATTTCCAGTCAATGAATATATTTGTTGAGGATTTTGTCCTACACTTTTACCCTCATTAACCCTTTTCTCATATAAATTCTGATCGAAATATTTATCTGTAGCAGTATTTGGATTTGGATATTCTTGAACTGTATCTACTAATTGATTAATATTCGAAACTGGAAAATTTTGAGGAGGTATATTGGTATTTGGTAAATAATTTACAGGTTTACCCATATTTGTAAAATTTTCCTGATTTATTTTTACCATTTTTTTTTCTTTATCATTACAATTTGATGTTTGTTGATTAGATATAACATACATTCCACCTAATGCTATTAATGGTATCGCTAATTCCATATTTATATATATAAAGTATTATATTTTTAATTTTGTTCTCATCTTTAATGAAAAGATAATTTATAAATTTATTAATTAATTAATTTTTTGACAAGAATTATTCAAGGCACAATTATTTGGTCCTGCTACATATTTTCCTTTCATAAAATTACTAGGTAACATATCATTTGAATCATTTAATTCATTGATTAAACATTCTCTTTTTGGAGTAAAATAATCTTTTTCTAAAATTCTTGTACTTAAATTATTTTGAAATGGTAAACATGTATTTTCTTGTGGATTTAAAGGAGGATAATACCAGTCAACTTGTTCTTTATCTCTATACCACCATGCAGGATTTGTAGCTCTTGATTGATCTGTAAATAAATTATTACATGTTGGATATTGTATTGCTTCATTAGGAACATTATAATTTTGGTAATTATTGATTCCTAAACAATCTTTATTTAATTTTCTATTTACACCTAATAAATCGCTTTCAAGATTTATTGTATTTGTTCTTAAATTTGCACCCCATTTTTGAATTATTATTTGAGGGTCCTCTATATAACATGGATTAGCTCCATTTCCTGGAACATCTAAAATCCATCTACCTGGACCTGTTGATTGTTGTAATTGTTTTTTTGTTCTGCAAGGATCATAATTAAATCTTGTAAATGCCATCTTATATATATAATATTAATAATTTTTTACATAAATGTATATATTGATAATTATTTATAATTATATACATTTATAATTAAATCCATTTATAAGGTCCACTGCCTTTTACATTAACACTATCTTTATCTGGCTCAACTTCAATATCACAACGTTTACCAAAAACTACCCAGAAAAATTCAGCATTACCATTATCACTATATACAGTAAATTGATTATTATTAATTTTTGATGTATATAATTGATATTTTTTACCATTATAAATAGGTGTTACTTGAACTGTAAATTCCTTACCTAAATTTTCAACATAGTCAGGTAAATGTATAGTTACATTTTCATTATTTACTATTTCAGATTCACCTCTATAATATACTCCTCCTTCTGGTCCTTCAAGACAAGCATGAACTAGATATTTATTTTTATAAATTGGATGATTAATAACAAAGGTTTTAGAAGGATCATGAATTATTTCTTTTAAACCAGTATCATAAGCAATAGCCTTAAAACCCGCACCAGTAACTGTTCTAATTGGTGCTATATATGTTGCCGAAAATGTTGCGCCATTTAATTGACTTCCCGTAGCATTTAAGATAATTGTATTTTGAGGTTGATCTCTATATCCTGCCAATGATCCAATAGCAATCGAATTTGTCCCTTGACTTGTATATCCTGCTGAATTACCTATTGCTATAGCTTCTTTATATTGACTTGTAAAACCACTACTATAACCAATAGCAATTGATAAACTTGACTGTAAATTAAAGCCTGCTGAACTTCCAATTGCTACAGAATATATATTTTGATTTTGATACCCTGAAGTATCTCCAATAGAAATTGAATAATTACCTTGATTTAAATATCCAGCTTGACTTCCAACAGCAACTGAATTAATACCTTGTAGAGATCTTCCAGCATTTACACCTATTGCTGTGGA